ACCAGGAGATATGCTGGTTTATTCTGGCTGTGAGCTAGAACATTGGAGAGAAAAATTCAAAGGCAAAGAATGCGTACAGGTTTTTCTGCATTATAACAATCGTAAGACTCCAGGAGCGAAGGATAATATGTTTGACAAGCGTCCACATTTAGGTCTTCCTTCTTGGTTTAAACGATGATATAATTCTTAGATGGAGGCTGTGTCACCACCACATACCACACAGTCTCCTTTTAAGGATTATAATATATGTTTTTTGGCGGAACTTCATTTGCAGGAGCACCTTTTGGAGACTCAGGATTTAACCCTAACGCATTTGTAAGCGTAAGTGGGTCCAGAATTAATGAATCAACAGGTACAGTAGGTTTAGTAGGTAATGCTAATATTAGTGTTACTGGCAATAGACTTAATTTTACTATTGGTAATGTAACTATTATTGAAGGTACAGGTGTTATTGTATCTCCTGATGGTAGTCGTTTAAATCTTACAAGCGGTGATCCAACTATTGTTGGAAAAGCACTAACAGTTTTAACAGGGTCTAGAATAAATTTAAGCACTGGTACACCTACTTTTGCATTTAAATATCCTGTAACTGGAAGTCAAATTAATACAAGCACAGGAAATGTTACTACTGTAGGTAAAGCAACTATATTACCAAATGGTTCACGAGTAAACTTTAGCACTGGATCTGTTACTATATCTGCAGATGCAAACTTATCTGTTACAGGAAGCAGAGTCGATGTATCGGTAGGAAACGTTACAACTAAAGCAAATGCAACTGTAACAGTAACTACAAACAGACAAAATATTTCAAGCGGAACCGTAACTATTGTAGCAAAAGCAACAGTTTCTCCTACAGGAGAAAGGTTAAATATTGCAGATGGTTCTGTATTAATTAAAAAATGGGATGGTGTTGTACCAGGAGCTGAGATGACTTGGGCTCCAGTACAAACATCATTAGGATAATATATGTATTTTGGAGGAAGCACATTTGCCGGAGCACCATTTGCCGATCCAGGTGGTGTAAGTGTATTTGTTGCAATATCCGGAAATAGAGTTAATGTAAGCACAGGAACCGTAGGTATTTCTGCTTCTGCTAGAATATTACCAGGAGGTTCTGAAATAGAAATATCAGTAGGTAATGTAGTTGTTAAAATAGGTCAAACAGTACCTGTACAAGGATATAGAATAAACCTTGCAACTGGTACCGTTTCTGTGATATCATGGAATCCGATAGTTCCAGGAGCAACGGGTACCTGGGTACCTATTGACCCGAATAATCCGTAGGAGAAATATATGGCATCAAGTACGTCAAGTGACTTAAAACTAGAATTAATTACCACAGGTGAAAAATCAGGAACCTGGGGTACTATTACAAACACAAATTTACAAATATTAGAACAAGCATCATCCGGATATTTATCGCTTGCAGTAGGTGGAGCAGACGTTGCTTTATCTTTAGCAACTCATGCTACAGCAAATGGTAAAAATTTATACTACAAATTAACTGGTACATTAACCGCAAACAGAACAGTTACAATGCCTGACGGTGCTGAAAGAGTATTTATTGTAGAAGATGCAACAGCGAGATCAGCTTCTAATTACACACTTACAGTTAAAACTGTATCAGGAACTGGGCTAGCTTTACCGGTTGGATCGACAACAGTTTTATATTCAGATGGTACAAATATTACAGGAAAGCTACAAACAAAGGGATATTACACACCAACTACTACATATACTACAGTTAATGGTGATCAGGTACTAATAGATACTTCTGGAGGTGGTATTGGTACTGCAATTACAATTAATTTACCAGCGTCTCCTGCAGTAGGTAATGAAGTTACATTTATCGATAGTGGTAATAACTTTGCATCTAACAACTTAACAATTGGAAGAAACAGTTCCAATATTTTAGGTAGTGCTTCAGATTTAGTGGTTTCAACTAATAGTTCTGCATTTACTTTAGTATATGTTAATGCGACTAGAGGCTGGATTTATAAAGATAACATATAGGAGCACGGATCATGGCTCTTCTTGATTTTCAATTTGTCCCAGGAATTGACAAACAAAATACAACAGTAGGTGCTGAACAACGTTGGGTAGACTGTGACAACGTAAGATTTAGATATATGTTACCTGAAAAAGTTGGTGGCTGGTCTTCACTTATTACAGATACAATTGTTGGTGTTGCAAGACGCGAGTTTGCATTTGTTGATTTAGCAGGTAATAGATATGTTGCTATTGGAACAGACAAGTTTCTACTTATTTATTTTGAAGGACAGCTTTACGATGTTACGCCTTTAAAAACTACATTAAGTTCTTGCACTCTTGCAACAACATCGGGTTCGGCAGTTTGCTCTATTACAAAAGCAAGTCATGGTTTAAGTGCAGGGGATATTATATTATTAGACAATGTAACCTTACCAGCGGGTACAGGTTATGCTAATTCAGATTTTGAAGATAAATTATTTCAAGTAACAAGTATTACAAGTTCAAGTGTCTTTACAATTACACAAAGCTCAAATGCATCTGCAACAGTTTCAACAGGTGGTAGTTTAGAAGTTAAACCTTACGAAACAGTTGGTCCTTCAGCACAGTCATATGGTTATGGTTGGGGTACAGATACTTGGGGAGCAGGAAACTGGGGTGAAGCATCTTCTGCAACCGATGTAACACTAGAACCTGGTTTATGGTCATTAAGTAATTTTGGTCAAGTATTAGTTGCAACAATTGCAAATGGTAAAACGTTTACTTGGAATGCAGGAGCAACAGATCCTTTAACTGTAAGAGCATCAACATCTACTTCAGGTTTTGCAACTACAAATAATCCAACTGCAACAAGGGTAACACTGGTATCACCAACAACAAGACACTTAATTCATCTTGGAACAGAAACAACTATTGATACACCATCCACACAAGATGATATGTTTATAAGATTTTCAGAACAAGAAGACATAAATGATTATACAGTAACTGCAATTAATACTGCTGGATCACAAAGACTTCAAGATGGCACAAAAATTATGGGTGCTTTAAAAGCAAAAGAATCAATTCTAGTTTGGACAGACAATGCATTATATACAATGAAATTTGTTGGTGCTCCTTTTACATTTGGATTTGAACAAGTTGGTACTAACTGTGGATTGATAGGCAAGAATGCAGCTGTTGAAATAGATGGTGTAGCTTATTGGATGTCTACAAATGGTTTCTTTGCGTTTGATGGTACGGTTAAATCTTTACCATGCACCGTTGAAGATTATGTTTATGATCAAGCAGATACAACAAAAGGACAACAAGTATATGCAGGTTTAAATAACCAATATACGGAAGTAACTTGGTATTATCCATCAACAAATTCTGAATACAATGATCAATATGTTATATTTAATTATGGAGAAAGTGGGCCTAGAATACCAGGAGGTGTTTGGTATATAGGTACAGAAGCTAGAACAACTTGGATTGATGCAACGGTATATCCTAATCCTATTGCAACTAAATTCAATGACAGCGCTACAGGAACCTTTCCAGTTATTGTTGGGGAATCAGGGCTCGGGCAAACTACGTTATTTGAACACGAAGTAGGAACTGATCAGGTCAATCCTGATGGTAGTACAACAACAGTTACATCTTTTATACAATCCTATGATTATGATTTACAACAAAGAATGAGAGGTCAAGCATATTCTGTAGCAGGAGATGTTTTTCTTGCTGTTAGGAGATTCTTACCTGACTTTAAAAATCTTGCAGGCAATGCAGAAGTAACACTTGCAGTTAAAAGATATCCATCCGACTCACAAACAACAACAGCTTTAAGTCCATTTACAATTACAACTTCTACTCAGAAAAAAGATACCAGAGCAAGAGGAAGGTTTGTTAATATAAAAATAGCAAATACTGATGTTAGTGAATCTTGGAGATTTGGAACTATGAGATTAGATATACAACCCGATGGGAGAAGATAATGGCTAAAATAGTAGTAAGATTACCAGAACCAAAAAAAGAATATGATGAATCTAATCAAAAACAAATTAATAGAGCAGTTGCTTTAGTTGTAGAACAATTAAATTCTACATTTTTAGATGAACTTAAACAAGAAACAGAAAGATTTACTTGGTTTAAATCTTCAGGAAGTAATAGCTAATGGCTAATATATACAAAAACGCTAACTTTGATCTAAACTCAACATCGGTAATAGATGTGTATACTTGTCCATCTAACTCTAGAGCTATAATACAAAATATACATACAGCTAATGTTGGTGGTGGAAACACAGAAATAAAAGCTTTTATATATGATAATTCAGTAACAACTGCTTTTCAATTTGCTGAACATACTGTAAACTCAGGAGATTCTAAGTCTATCGCTGATGGCTCAATTGTGTTAGAAGAGAATGATAAATTACAACTACAAGCTGCTACAGCAGATATATTTGAAGGCACAGTATCAATATTAGAAATTAACCGAGACTAAGGAGAAAACATGGCGTTTAAAGAAGAAGGATCAGTAGCATACACAATAATAAATGGTAAAAAAGTACCTGTTGTAAAATGTGAAACAGAAGTAGTATTAAGAAACACACAAACTAATTATGAGTATAATTCAGACAAAGAAGCAGAAGATGATATTGCTAATTCTGAAACAGCTACTCAAAAAGAACACGTAACAAGATCATTAAAAGTTAAGGTAGCAGCAATGCCACCATTAGGAGCAGGGTCAGAATAATGGTTCTAAGTCCATACGATCAATCAGTATATGATGCAGGGTATAAATATATGCCTCAAAGTCAATATCTGTTAAATCCATTTCAAGTACCAGCAGGAAACGAAAACGAAGTTCCTTCAGGTCTACCTGCTATATATCAGCCAGGTGGTTCGATGGGTGGCGGTGGAGGTGGAGGTGGAGCATTACAAGCTAACTCTCCAATGACGGACTATAATAATTTTTATAAATATACATCAGATAAATATTTTAATAATCAAGCTACACCTAATGTAGATGATTTATATCAAAGTAAAGTTGATCAAACTTTTATGGGTATGCCAAGCTATAGACAACAAGAACTAACTGGTCCAGATATGGGTGAATATATTGGAACAGGAACTGACATTCCTTTAGAACAAACTATGGCAGGTAGAGTTCAAAATACTCTAGGAAATGTTACAGGTGGTATTCAAGATCTAATGGGTAAAGTAGGTGGCCTAGGTCCAGTAAGTTTTTTAATGAATAAAATGGATAGGTTTGGCTCATTATCACCAACTGATCAAGAATTTATTAAAATGAATATGGGCTACAGAGGTCCAACAGTATTTGGTGAAAATACTACAGGTAATTCTAAAGATCCTTTTGGAATAAATGTTAGATCTGCATTCGGTAACTATGCAGAATATGTTGGAGATAAATCAAAATCACTTAATGAAATGTTAAGTGGTAAAATGGCAGATAAATATTCAGGAATTACAGGCTCTGCAGTAACTTTTAACGAGAAAACAGGGATGTTTGAAAGTGAAGATCAAAAAGCTGCTGATCTTGCAAATAAAATGAATAAAAATAATTTAAGTATGTTTAATTTTTATAATCAACAGACAGTAAGAAGAGATTTAGATAGAAAAACTGCAGAAGCAAATGCTAGAAGAGAAGCTGAAAGAAAAGCAGCAGCATCTAGAGCAGAGTCAGCAAGACAATATGACTCTACTATACATGGAGCAACTAACTATGGATTAGGTAGTGATGGCCAGCAATCTTATGATTCAGGCCAAGGATTTGGTACCAATGCAACAACAGGTGGTCCTGTAAGTAATAAAACTGGTAGAGGAAGAACTGATTATATGGACGGTGGACTAGCAGATCTAGTAGATATATATGATTGATTATAAGAGAAAAAGACTATAAAAAGGTAAGATTATGGCAATTTCAAGAATGAATATGGAAAGACAACTTCGTAATATGGGTGGACTTATGACACTCGAAGAGCCAAGACAAGGATATTTTCTAGGTAAGATTGTAAAAAAAATTGGAAAAACTGTAAAGAAAGTTGTTAAATCACCATTAGGTAAAGCAGCTCTAACAGGAGCTATGATGTTTGGTATGCCTGGCACACAATTTGGTGGACTATTAGGTAGAGCAGGAATGTTTGGTGGTGCAGGTGCAAAAGGTATTTTTGGAAACACCGGTGGTATTGGTGCATTACTTGGACAAGGTGGTAAGTTTAGTACACTAGGAGATTTATTTAGAGTAGGTGGTAAAGAAGGAGCTAAGTTTAGTATACCTAGAATATTAGGTGGACTAGGTGCAGGAGCAGCAGTAGCAGCACCATTCTTTATGGGTGAAGAAGAAGTTGACGAAGGTACACCTTATACTATGGCACAGCCAATGATAGAAGATGTAAGAAGTCAAGCTAGAAAATATTATAACGATCCAACAAACTCTGCATTATACTTTATGCCTCCTAAGTCAGCTGTACAAAGTTCTTTCTACGCTGATGGTGGACTAGCTAGACCAGGTTATAGACTTGGTGGCGGTATTATGAATGCAATAAGAGGTGGAGTTAAAAAAGTTAAATCATTATTTGATGATGCAGATATAAACATTAGTGTTAGAGATGAAGATGTTATGACAGATGCAGGATTACAAGCACAAGCTGTTGGTCAAGATGTTTTTGTAACACCTAAGTCAGGCAAAGCTGCAAAAGTTATGGAAGAATTAATTCAAGAAGGTTATGATATTACTAAAGCAGAAGATGGTAGTTATGCAATTAATGCTTTAGATGAAGGAGCTCTTGAGATTGTTGCTAAAAGACTAAAATTAGGTGGCGATGACATAGATAATTTCATGGGCAGCTATGATGATATGTATTCAGGTGGTGATGATAAAATGATTTATGATGCTTTAAGAGATAGAAAAGCAGATGGCGGTATTATGGACCTAGGCGGCCTAGAAAAAGATTATAGAGAGGGTGGTTTTGTACCACTGGGAGCTGAAGAAAAGGCAGACGACGTGCCTGCTAGACTTAGCAAAAATGAATTTGTATTTACAGCAGACGCTGTAAGAAATGCAGGTGGTGGAGACATTGACAAAGGTGCAGAAGTTATGCAGAATATGATGGACAATCTAGAATCTGGTGGTAGTATATCAGAAGAGTCTCAGGGCATGGAAAATCCTGCACAATCGATGTTCGATCAAGCACAAATGTTGGAGAATAGAATAGAATAATGGCATTACCAGATTATTTACAAGAAGCAGGAAAAGATTACGCACGACAGCTTACCGCTACAACGTCGGCTCCTATTAATACAGGTACATTTACAGGTAGATCTTTTGTTGCAGGAGCAGACCCATTACAAACATCAGCAATACAAGACGCTACAGCTGGTTTAGGATCTTATCAACCATACTTAACACAAGCACAGACTTTAACAGGAACCGGGGCCGGAGGAGCAGGCAGCGCAGGTTCTATTGCATCATTTATGTCACCCTATCAAACAGGTGTTATTGATGAATCTTTAAGACAATATGATTTATCTAGACAAGGTGGCTTACAAGATATTAGTCAACAAGCTTATACATCTGGTGCATTTGGCGGTGGTAGACAAGGTGCATTAGAAGGACAATACATGGCAGACACTACACAAGGTAGAGCAGGTATTACAGCACAATTATTACAATCAGGTTTTCAAGATGCATCCGCTAGAAGAGCGTCAGATTTACAAAATCAATTTGCATTATCTAATTTTCAAAGAGCCGGTCTAGCAGGAGATGTTGCTACACAAGGTAACCTTGGAGCATTTAGACAAGGATTAAATCAACAACAACTACAAGCAGATGCCGACGCTGCAAGAACAGCAGCTTACGAGCCGTACCAAAGACTACAACAATATGGAACAGGTATTAACCAAGCTGCAGCATTAGGAGCTATGTCTGCACCATTACCTCAGAGTAGTCCATTTGCAACAGGTTTAAGTACAGCTTTAGGTATCGGCGGATTATTCGGTAAACTGTATGGCTAAAAAATCAAATAAAATTTTACAATTTTTAAACCCTCTTGATCCTAGTAAATCAATGGGTAGAAGAATACTTGAAAGTGGTATGTACGGACACACTGCTCTTGACATGGGTATGAAAATGTTAGGACTTAAAGATGGTGGTAGAGTCAGAGGATGTGGAAAAGCTAAACGTGGATTTGGCAAAGCAATGAAAAAGAGGAAGAAATGAGAACTTTAAATAGACCTATGTTTAAATACGGTGGTCCTATTAAAGAAGGGATCATGAACGGGATGCAGGACAGAAAAGCTGCTCTTGTAGGAGATCCTGTATTTCCTAAAGCAGAAGATGGCAGAGCAAAACACTATGCAAACCTTGCACTACCTTTTTTAAATACAGCTAGAGCTGCGACTATGGGTGCTATACGTAAAACACCTGGTTTTTTTAAAAACGTTATGTCTGGTATAAAAACACCAACAACTTTTACACCAGCTACAGAAGGTATTGTGAGTAAGCTTCCTGTATTTATGCAAAAATATATGTTGCCTAGTAGTAGATTTAGAAGTTCAGGTTCTATGATACCTATGGGTGGAACAGGAACAACTAAAGGAGCTTTAGTTCCTTACGGTTCAAAAGTAGATGCAACAGGTAAATTAGGTTATCTACAAGCTTTAAAAGATCCTAAAAAATTAGGTATGGCTATAAGAGAAAACCCTGCTTTAGCTTTATCAACACCTAGTTTAGCATATAGCACAGCTGAAATAGGAGGACCAGTAGTTGGAAGCACTCTTAAAGGTATTGCAAACTTCTTAGTACCAGGTACAAAGTTTGATCCGTTTGGTCCTGATGAACCAAAAGTAACAGGCGGAGATACAAAACTAGAGAGAACAGATAAAATTACAACAGTTCCTAATGATGGAACAGGCGCAGTTAAAACTCCAAAAACTGAAGAAGAAAAAGCTAAAATTAATGAAGACAGAATAAACGAAACAAGAGAAAAATATTACAAGTTAATGGGTATTGATAAGATGAATAAGAAAGCAGCTTACAATTCATTGATTGATGCAAGTAAAATTGTTTCTGAAGAAGGTGGAGATCTTAAAGGATCTATTCGATCAGGTAATCTACAAAATAGAATTATATCAGCTATATCTAAAAACTTAGATTCATCAGCTGATCTCAAAAAACAAATTAACGCTGCAATACTTAAAGGTGAGATTGAAAAAGATATTAAACAATCTGATCCAGCTAATGCTGTACTTAATGAATTAAGATTATTACAGGGTAAAAAATTACGAAAAGATTTAGAAGGTACTTCCGTAGCTGATATGATAGCAGCAACTTCTGCTAAATCTGGTGCAGGTACAGTAACAAGTGATATTGTTACAGAGTTTATTAGATCTAAAGGTACTGATGCACTTACACTACCTGATGACAAGTTTCAAAAATGGGAAAGAAACGATAACAACAAAGGTAAAGACGAAATAGATTACTTCCAAGAAAACTACTCTGGTCTAGATGATGGTATCTATGTTGTAAACAAAAGAGCCGTAGAGAAAAAAGGCAATCAAATAGCATTTGTAGATCTAGACGAAATAATAGGTTAGGACTAACTTATGGCTACTCTAAGAGAACTAGAAATGGCGTCAGCAAATGACGACAATAATAAAGTAGGTACAATTGAATCTGTACTAGCTGGTATCGGATCAGGTCTTCTTGCAATACCCAAAGGTTTCTTTTCATTAGGTGCAACACTTTTAGATTTAGGTGTAGATCAAAACAGAGCAGCTAGAGTAGAAGCATTCTTTGATGATCTTACAACACTAGACGAAAAAGCAGAGGCAACAACTGCTGGTCAAATAACAGAGGCATTAGTTAACATTGGTATACCTGGAGCTGCAGGTTTTAAAATAGGATCTAAAATTGCAGCAGATGCAATGAAAGCATCAAAGAACATGAGGTATTTTAAACCTACAAGTCAGGTAAAAAAACTTGGTGATGATATTTTAAAATTAAATACTAGAGGTAAAACAAATAGATTTATTGGTGGAGCTATCGGTGGCGGTATTGGTGAAGCAACTTTTGTTGGTGACGTAGAAAAGATAGGTACGTTTGGTGATTTAATTGGTGGGCCTACAGAAATAGACAGAGAGTCTGATGGTGATCCGGTAAAAGATTTAATTAACAGAGTTAAGTTTGGTACAGAAGGTGCTTTATTCACAGGTTTAATTGGTGGTACAGGTAAAGTAATTAAAAGATTAACAAACAGAAATAAAAATATAACAGATTCTAACGATAAGATTGATAGATGGATCGATAAAATTGCATCAGGGTTCAGGGCACGAAGTGGTAAGACTCAAGAGTTTTTTGATATTGAGAGAACTAATATTGGTCAAAGATCTTCTGATGCTATAGCAGCAAAAAATATATCTAGAGAATTAGATCTATCTATAGATAAAATATTTCCCCCGTTTAGAAATATAGCTAATAGAACTAATCAAAAAAACAGAGATGAATTATTAAAAGATATTAATGATTTGTTGTTATCAGGAGAAGCAAAGATAGATGATCTGGGTGTTGCAAAATTTGGAGCATTAGATCAAACAAAAAAAGAAACCTTACTTAAAAAACTAAAAGCTTTAAAAGTTGATGACGATACTATTGGAACTGTTTTTGGAAGCTTAACAACTATTAGAGATAGATGGGCTGATTTGTTTTCTAATCTAGGAAGAACTTTAGGTAAGAATGAGATAGCAGAATTTAAAAAATTATTTGGTAATAAATTTAAAAACTACATTGGTGCAACGTATGATGTATTTCAAAACAAAAGTATTATACCTTTCTTTGCATACACACCTACAAGAGAAGCTATTGAAAGAGCCAAAGCTGTATTTATGAAAAGTGCTGATGAAGCAGGTAAACCTATAACGGATCTGCAAGCAGAAGAAATTGTAGCTAACACATTAAAAAATCCTAATTTACCGAAAGGTTTTAGATTAGATAAACCTTCAGATGTAATCTTTCAGGTACCAGAATTTTTTGTAAACAGAACTGTATTAGATGAAACATTAAAAAGAAGAACTGCAACACCACTAGTATCTATTGGTGAAATAAAATCAAAAGCAGATAGAGAAGTCTTCGAAGAATTATTTGGTAAACAAAGAAACCCAATGCAAACAATCATAGGTGCTACTGCAAAACTATCTATGCTTACAAGACGTAATATGTTTTTTAAAGATTTAATGGCAAAGAATGATGAGGTAGCTACAGCTTTTAGTTCTGGAAAAAGTAATGTAAAACCTTTCTTAGCTAAAAGCGAAGATGAAGCTAGAGAATTATTTGGTACAGACTTTGTACCTGTTGAAGTAATTGATCCTGCAAAAAGATTAACTATCGACGCAGGTAAAGGTGTTAAAAAAGAAGTTATAGATAAAGCTAATGTTGCTACAGGTGCAACAAATCCTTTTTCTGAAGGACAATTTTTTGCAAGACCTGGTGTTGCAAAAGCTTTAAAAGATACAGGACTACAACAAGCAGATCCTACTATGTTAGGTAAGTTGTATGAAAGTTTAGTTTTATATCCAAAAGGTTTATCACAAGTAGCTAAAACAATTTTATCACCGGTAACACATATGAGAAACTTTGTTAGTGCTAGTTTCTTTGCTACAGCAAATGGTATCATACCTGATGGTCAAGCTATTAAACAAGCATACCAAGCATTACAAACACCACTAAAAGGTACAAGACAACAAAATGATTTGTATGAAGAACTATTGGAACTAGGTGTTGTAAACTCTAACGTAAGACTAGGAGACTTAACAAGACTACTAGAGGATGTAAACTTTGGTGAAACAATGACAGCAGACAAAGGTTTTAGAATGTTGTTAAAACCATTATCAAAACTAAAACAAGTATCACAAGATTTATATACAGCTGAAGATGACTTCTGGAAGATAGCATCATGGGCGATGGAAAAATCTAGAATAGAAAAAAATCTTTCAGCAAAAGGTTTAGTCAAAGGACAAACGTTCACAAGAAATGGTGTTGAAACAGTTTTTGATGATAACTTTTTAAAAAGAGAAGCTGCAGATATAGTTAGAAATAATATACCAAACTATGATTATGTTTCTGATTTTGTAAAAGGTTTAAGAAAATTACCTATTGGTAACTTCGTATCGTTTCCTGCAGAAATAGCTAGAACAGGAACTAATATTATAAGACGTGGTCTTAGAGAAATAAACGAAGAAATAATTTTACCTGATGGCACAAAAGTAAAACCATTTGAAAGTATTGGATACACTAGATTATTTGGTATGGGTGCAACTACATTAGCTGTACCAGCTGCAACAGCAGAAGCATTTGCTGCAATCTATAATGTAACAGATGATGAAAGAGAAGCTCTTAGAAGATATGTAGCTGACTGGTCTAAAAACTCAACACTACTGCCAATAAAAGACGAAGAAGGTAATTTTAAATACGTAGATTTTAGTCACGCTAATGCTTACGACACGTTATCTAGACCTATTCAAACTGTATTAAACTCAGTAGCTGATGGTAGAACAGATGAAGATGGAATCATGAATGATTTTATCGGTGGTATGTTTACATCAATGAAAGAATTTGCTCAGCCTTTTATATCAGAATCTATTTGGACTGAAGCTGTAACAGATATTATAGCTAGAGGTGGTAGAACTAGAGATGGTTTCCAAGTATTTAATCCACAAGATACTGCAGGTGATAAGTCAT